GATAAAGAAATAGAAGAAGAGAAACGCCTTGTCAGGGAGCGCAACAAAGACGCATCTCCGATGCTTGGCGGTAATCTTAAGAAAATGACGGGCGGGGATGGCGAATGATCAAGTGTCCTAACTGCGGACAGAAGCTAGACATCGTGGAACTTGCATCACTAGGGTATAATCACGATTGCCGGTCGCGGGATTGCCGTCCCCACCGGCCCTCAGCGATTGGAGGTCGCTAAGCTATGACTGATTATATCCCAGACGGTCCAGTTCGTATTGCAATGCCAGACGGCGATACCTTTTTGTGCCCATGCTGTAGTGAGCAACTACCAAATCTATTTGTCATTGAGGCAACGGACATCGACGAAGAAGTATGGACAGAGCGGGTAAATTCTCTGGCATCCTTGATGAGAAAGACTTGCCCGGATTTGACCGAACGGCAAATCGAAATCTATTCCCCGATGATAGTATCTGCCAACTTGTACAAAGAAAGCCTCCCTAGTCGCATCCAGGAAACCGTAGAGCGCGAATGGGAACAGTTGCCACTCCCGATAAGCTATGTATATTTCATACAGGGTGTCAATGGTGGCCCGATAAAAATAGGCCACAGTGCCAATCCGCAAAGGCGGCTGAAAGACTTACGAACATCACAACCATTGCGAATCCTGGCGACTATGATGGGAGGAAGGAAAAAGGAGAACGAATTACATAGACTGTTCTCTTCTTCCAGGACGCATGGCGAATGGTTTGAGCCAACAAGGGAGCTTCTTTCTTTCATCGATGAGGTGAATAATGACTGATTTTTCCACAGTGCTGACTGATATTCGTAAGGAAATTGACCATCTTATTGCTGATGGCGTCGACCAAGAAGAGGCGGTAAGCCAGGCAGTTGTCAGCGTTATTGGAAGAGCTGCCTTTGAGCACACCGCCGCCCCCCACGAATACCGGTTGCTTGAAATCGTCTCCCGAATCGGGAAAGAGACTGGTCGCCCCGTTGCGACACATCGCGTTTGTGCCGAAACAGGTTCCGATTACTTCATCACATATTACTACCTTCGCAACCTCGAAAGACGTGGATTGCTTTGCCGCCCGTCCGGCCCTCGCTCTGGTTGGAAAGTGGCGTGATTACAATTATTTAAGTTAGCCGCAGCAACTTCAAATTAGTTGACGAAGCCTCTGCTATCCTGTAAGTACAGGTAGAAGAGGCTTTTTGTTTTCACGTGAGCATAGTGGGGCGGTAGGCGTATCGACGAATGGCGAAGCTGACTTTCAAGCAACGAGCATTCATAGAGTATTACCTGACAAGCTGGAACGCCGCAGAGGCCGCCCGGCTTGCTGGCTATTCCGAGAAAAGCGCTCGCGTTATTGGCCCGGAGAACCTGACAAAACCTGCTGTCAGATCTGAGATAGATCGCCGCCTTCAGGCGATGTCTATGAGTGCCGATGAGGTTTTAGTTAGGCTTTCTCAGCAGGCCTCTTCCACTATGGCTGATTTCATCGATGTCGAGTGGGGCATCCCCAAGATTAACCTGAAGAAGGCAGCAGCAGCCGGAAAGCTTCATCTACTCAAGAAAGTGTCATACGACAAAGAGGGACGACTGAGCGGTATCGAGTTGCATGATAGTCAATCTGCTCTTATTCAATTGGGGCGCTATCACAAGCTATTTACAGACCGCGTCGCTGTCGTAGATTGGCGCAAGGAAGCTGAGGAAGCCGGCATAAATGTCGCAGAACTATACCAGCAACTCGTTGACGAACTTGCCGTCCAGGCTGCCTCGGTGGGCAGAGGCGATGATGGCGGAGGCGATAGCTGAGGTAGTAAGGGGTGGAAATGGGGCCACGGTCCCAGAGACCTGGCGGGATCGGGTCTTCGCCATGTTCCCAAACTATTTCTTTCACGACTTCAGCCAACCCCACGTCGAGCTGTGGGAGTGGGCAGACGGTATCGAGCAAGGCGAAACGACCAGGCCATTCGTTGCGATTTGGCCGAGAGGTAGAGGAAAGAGTACCAACGCCGAGGCGATAGCGGCGGACTTGGGGGCGAGACAGAAGCGGCACTACTGCATGTACTGCTGCGGAACCCAAGACCAGGCGGATAAGCACGTCGCTACCATCGCCCGGATGTTGGAGAGCGAAACAGTCACCCGGTACTTCCCCGATGTGGGTAAGCCCCGAATCGGGAAGAACGGAAGCAGGAGCTGGAACCGGCGCACAGTTACGACCGCCAATGGCTACACAATCGAGGCAATTGGCCTCAACAAGGCAGTACGTGGGCAGAAGATAGACTGGGCAAGACCAGACCTGGTTATCTTCGATGACATTGACGAGAAGCACGACACGCCGCTCACGACGGCAAAGAAGGAAGGCATCATAACCGGGAGCATTCTCCCAGCTGGCGCCGAGAACGCAGCCGTCTTGTTTGTACAGAACCTTATCCATTCGAATAGCGTAGCAACCCGACTAGCGCGGCAGCCAGGAACGCAAGAGGCCGCCAACTACCTGATGGATCGGATTATCTCCGGGCCATTCGTGTCGGTAGATGACCTCAAGTACGAGGCGCAGCAACTTGGCGACCGGGTGCGGTGGGTCATCACAGGTGGGGCCTCCAATTGGTTGGGGTTTGGGCTCGACACCTGCGAAGACGAGCTGAATAGGGTTGGGCCAACGGCCTACCTGCTGGAGAGTCAGCACGAGGTCGATACCGATAACCCTAACGCGCTGTTATGTGAGGCGGACTTCGAGCGTACCAGGGTGTTCGAGTATCCGGAACTGTCCAGGGTAGCAGTCGCGGTCGACCCGCCAGCATCGGTAGGCACTTGCGGAATTGTCGGTGGTGGCAAGGCGATGGTCGGGGGGGAGTGGCACTACTACACGATTGAGGATGCCACTACGCCTCCCGGAGTGCAGCCAGACAAGTGGGCGCTGGCTGTACTGCAATGCTACTACAGGCTCGACGCAGATGTTGTTTTCTGCGAAACGAATAACGGGGGCGACATGGTGGAAAACACCATTCGCCAAACCAAATGGGAAGTAGATGGCAAGGTGTTGGTCGACGGCAAGACGGTTCGGATCGTCCAGGTACACGCCTCCAGGGGCAAGATAACCAGGGCTGAGCCGGTAGCGACGATGTTCTTACAGGGGAGGGCGCACCATGTGGGATATCTCCCTGAGCTGGAAACACAGTGGCGGAAATATCAACCGGGGGATGACAGCCCGGATAGGTTGGACGCCTCGGTGTGGATGCACACAGGACTAGAAGGGACGGCGGCTGGAGTGGTAATCAAAACAGCCCGGGGGTTGTATGGCAGTAGAGATAAGGACAATCAGAGAGGGCGTCGGCATAGGTAGGTTGTTCCGGCGCAATCCCAAGCAAAGCATTGTCAAGGAGATCATCGGTAGGTTTACCGCCGGTGATGTCGACTTGTGGTCTGTCCGTCACGCTATCGCCCCTAAGACTATCGATGAGACCCGCCCGGACTATGAATTTTGGGACAAGTTCAGGCGCGGTAAGGCGCTCGGATACAAGATCGGCGCCTTGTTCGCTAAGCCGATTGTCGACATCTTGTCATCGTGGGAACTAGGGCAGGGGTTTATCGTCAAGCTGGAACAAGAGGAAGAGCAAGAGCAACCGGAAGGCAGCGCTGAAGAACCCATAGTCACGAGTAGGGAATACACCAATACCGTGCTGGCCGACTTCCTGAACAAGAATCACTCGCTGATGGTTGATGTAGAGAAGGATAAGCTGGGGCTTGGTGACCAGTTCGTCATTGTTAACCCGGATAGTACGCTGAGCGTAGCCCCACCAAACACGGTTCGAGTATCCCGCGACCCTATCGATTATCGCAAGGTAGTTGCCTACACCATCACAACGAAAAACGGCGAGTGTACCATCGAGGATCAGTATCGTCTCGACGGCCGAACAGTGACGATATCCAAGGGCGGCGAGAAACAGGTTTTTGAGTACGAGAATTTAATCGGCGAGATACCCGTCGTCCATTTCGCCAATGAGCGCAGCAGTAATGAGATGTTCGGGCATCCTGTGTACGAGGCCCTGCTGCCGTTATGTGAAGAGTATGACGATACCTGCTACAAGATGATCGATGGCGCCAAGCTGATGGGTAATCCGGTGCCGTCTATCGAGGGACTAGAGGATCTAGAGCAGGTTATCAACATCAACGATACGCAGGACGATGACGAATATACCGATAAGGACGGAAACTCGGAAAGCAGAAAAACGCTACGCTTTGATAAGAACGCCATATTCCTGATCGGCAAAGGCGGCGCTCTCAACTTCAAGGGGCCAGCGACCGGGTTTACTGACGATACTCGCAATGTTCTCAAGGCACTCTTCCTGCTTATGCTAGACCATACCCGCATTCCGGAGTACCTCTGGGGTGGGGCCATCGCCAGTAGCATGGCTTCAGCTGAGACCCAGGAGCCGCCCTTTGTGAGCTACATCGAAGAGCGCCAGAAGGGGATGGAAGAACCCATTCTGCGATTGTTGAATATATGGCTGATGATGAAGATTTTGGTCGATCCACAGATTGTTGTGGGTGATTTGAACATAGAATGGCTACCAGTGAAGCCGGAAGGCGTAGACACAACCATCCGCAAGATCGAGGTTGCTAATCAAGAGGGCCTGATCACCAAGAAAACGGCACTTGAGGCGCTCGACCTGGTAGACGATCCGCAGGCGGAAATCAAGGCGGCGCAAGATGAGGCCAGGCAAACCCAGGACGAATTCCAGCGCAGACTCGGACAGGAGTTGGATGCCGCCCAGCGTGAAAGCCAGGGTAGCGAAGACGATGAACAGCAACCCGTAGGCAGTAACGGCAATGGGAACGGTAATGGCAATGCTAAGCCCACACCTGTGGCGAAGGTGGCGTAACGATGTTAGTAAGCATGATTGAAGGAAAAAACAAGACCGACGATTCGAGAATTAGACAATTCTGCGAGTGGTTAGACAGTGCCGGGCAAGAGTGGTATTCGCCAGACCTGGCTGCTTACCGCGACGAATTGTTAAGAAGAGTAAAGGCATCATCTGTTGAACAGTACCTATCAACAATCAGGGGCGCGTACAAGAAACTATTACGGAGTAACGGTGTGCGCGATTTTCTGACTGCGCTAGCGGGCGTTACGGTAAAGCCGCTAGATTGTCGCCGAACCTATGCCCGACTGCTCTTTGAGGCTGGTGTTGATCTCGTGGCAATACAGCAAAACCTGGGACACAACAGTCTGGTGACAACATTGCATTACGTAGGATTGCTGGACGCGAGTAAAAGATGTGCGCCAAACCTATACGATTTTGAGGGTCTCGCGTAGTGGCTACGACCTACCGCGCCGAGGTGCTATCCGCTTTGCGAAGCAATGAGCGGGATATGACTGATATGTTTCTCAACGCCTCCGACAACATCAGAGGAATACTGGCGCGGAATGCATCTGATGACAAGGTATCTCCGCAGTCAATCGACGCAGTGCAGACGCAAGCATCGACGGTTGTCCAGGAGATATTCCTTGGTCGCGGGCTTGATGGTGACATGGTGCCATTCGAGATTATTTCTGGTCGAGTGAGCCCCGTGAGCCCATACGCTCGCATCCTGTTTAGCAACATACGCTCCGTAACACGCAGCGCCGTCGCCAGGCATCGTGACGATATGATGCGCAGGCTGGCACGCCGGCCAGATTTGTTAGCCAGAATGCAAGCAGCCACAGCCAACCCGCTGGTGGTAGCGAAGAGGGCGATATCAGAGCAAGTTGTCTTTAACCCTAACCCTCTAGCGCAATATGAGCCGGCACACCGATGGGTGGACCCAAATGGATACAGGCTGAGCGACCGGATATGGCGCACCAGCATATCTACCAGGCGCTACATCGACCAGCTGCTGGAGCAGGGTATCAGACGAGGGATTGGTGCCACTAGACTGGCGAGTATGGCAGAGCGGGCACTGTGGCCAGGCCGTAAGTTGATCAGGACGATGGCGCCATATGGGCTCGATGCCAGTGCTGATGCGATGAGGTTAGCCAGGACAGAGATCACGCGGGCGAACGCGCAGGCGGACAGCGCTGCAGCTGCTACCAACCCATTCGTGGGGACATATGAGGTGGTGTTGTCGGGTAGCCATCCTGACGCCGACATCTGTGACGATGAGGCACGCGGAGGCCCATACGAGAAGAGTGATACAAGCCATTTGCCACCCTTTCACCCGGAATGCATTTGCTACACGCGCTGGGCACTGTCCGAAAGCACGGGAGAAGTGATAGGCGCATTATCGGCGGAAGCCCAGAAACAGCGAAGCGCACTCTTGGACGTAGTGGGGCCCTTGTTGGTGGACAGGTTTACAGATTTACTGCTATCGAACGTAGGTTTCGGTGGTGGTTTTGACACAAGCTCAGCGTTTACGGCAGCCAATCAGGCCGCTGGGCTGTTGTTCTGAGGTCATGATGCCAGATACGCATATTCCAGTCTTTAAACCTAACTACGACGAGCAAGAACTGGAAGCGCTGCGCCCTGTGCTGGCTAGTGGGTGGATCGGGCTTGGGCCAAAGGTAGCAGAGTTCGAGCAGCGATTTGCTGAGTATGTTGGCGCGAAGTATGCCGTGGCGGTTAACTCTGCTACGGCTGGTCTACATCTGGCGCTGGCCGTCTTGGGCATCAAGCCCGGCGATGAAGTATTGGTGCCCAGCCTGACATTTGTGAGCACGGTGCATGCTGTAGAGTACCTGGGGGCGACACCGATATTCTGTGATGCCGAGCCGGACACTTTGAACATGAACTTCGATGATGCGTCAAGCCGACTGACATCAAAAACAAAGGCCGTTATCCCGGTCGATTACGGTGGGCACTCTCACAACGTGGAAGCCTGCTACCACTATCTTGGCTCTCGTGGTGTGGCGGTACTTACTGACGCTGCCCACGCCTGCGGAGCGCAGTACCTATGGTCGCAGAACGGCAAGACGCACGGAGCCTACGTCGGAAGTATCAGCTCGGTGACCGTTTTCAGCTTTCATGCCGTCAAGAACCTGGCTACTGGTGACGGCGGGATGATCACAACCAATCACGAAGATTTTTCCGAGCGGTTGCGAAGGTTGCGCTGGATGGGAATAGACAAGAGCACCTACGATCGCTCCGCTTCCACTTACGCATGGCAGTATGATGTGCCGGAGCTGGGTTGGAGGTGCCACATGAACGATATCACCGCTACGCTGGGGCTGGTGCAGCTGGCAAAACTAGAGAAGGCCAACGAGCGCCGCCGGCAGATCGCGGGAATGTACGATGCAGGGCTGGAAGACATTGATTGGCTGGATCGGCCTGTGGTGAAACCCTATACCCGGACGGCGCAGCACAACTATGTCATCAAGACACCCTGCCGGGATGGGTTGAACCTGCATCTAAAGGATTTGAATATCGCGACCGGCGTGCATTACATGCCGGTGCATATGATGAGTTACTACCGGGGCAAGTACGGGGAACAGCATCTGCCAGTAACAGAGGCAGTCTGGCCCACCCTGTTAACGCTTCCGGTTTATCCATCAATGACAGAGGAAGACGTAGATCGGGTCATTGACGGCATTCGCAGTTATAAGGCGGCGTAATGTTCGAGCGTGTTGCATTCGTGTGGGGAGAAAACGTGAGCGGGAGCGGGCCATTGACCAGCTCTCCCAGCGTTTCCGTTGCCCTGTGGCCCGAGGTGCTAGGGTGTGCATCGCTGCGCTGGACAGATGGAAACATGCCTGACATCAGCGGATACGATGTGTTCCTGGTCAACCTCTTCCATACGCCCGACAGCACACATATCGCGCAGATCCGCAAAGCTCGCCCAGATGCTGTGATCGTAGCAATGCCTGATCCCAGCCTCGACCTGGTGCTGATGCATCCTGAATGGATGCCCATGCTTGAGCAGATGGCGCTGGCGGATTGGATTGGTGGGCGCACTGTATACGACTGCGAAGTTTACGCGACATTACTCAATAAACCAAGTACCTGGTTACCGTCTCCGATAGGCCCGACGGAATGGTATGAGCCGTATCGGGAACTAGCCAAAGAGGATTATATCGTAGCGCTAGATCACCCAATGGAACCGTATGCGAGTGCGCACAATGTGGCAGCGTTGGCAGCCATCCAACGCGAGACTGGCCTGCGAGTGCTTTACGCCAGCGCGCATGATGCAACCAAGCAGTACGCACAGCTGTCCGGGCTAAAGGCAGAATGGTTTGACTGGGTTTCTTTTGGTGATTTCGTAGGGATGACGGCCAGGGCCAAACTGAGCGTCGACCTGTACGCCAGACACTCATATCATCGCCACGCCGTCATGTGCGCGATGGTTGGAACGCCATGTGTCGCGAGTAGATGGTCGAGCGTTGCTCTCGGGAGTACCAGTGTGACATCGCCATTCTGTACGGACGACGCAGTATTAACCGCTATGAATCTCCTTCACGATCACCACTATGACCGCGAAGGGGGATTCGCGCTGGTGGAGCAAGAGTTTGGATTTGAAGCAAGTCGTCAGCGCATCGCTTTTCTATTGGAGACTGTCCGGTGAAGATAGCCTACTACACCGCCGGAGATAGATCGTTCGCTTCCTCCAGGTTGCGTGCCTGGATGGTTGGCGATGCTCTGTCCCGTCTTGGTCACCAGGTTGTCTTTAATCAAGACCCGAACGAAGAACCAGGCGATGTAAATATATTCCAGAAGCGCTTCGACCTTCCAGAATTGATGGCAAGGTTACGAAATGCGGACAAGCGCGTCATCTGGGATTGTGACGATTACATCCCTGATGGGCCGATAGAGTATGCCGATCTGGTTACCGTAGATACTTTAGCAAAGCTGGAACTATATCCAGGCGCGGTGATTATTCCTGACGCGCTGGACATCCCGGACGATGCGACACCAAAGACCCATCACACCGAAGAACTCAATCGGGTTGTGTGGTTCGGAAATGCTGACAACCTGTATCATGCCGCCAATGTTTCCGGGGCATGTAAACAACTCGGGCTGTGCTTTGTAGTGATAACCCAACTTGATAAGGTACCAGACGAGCAACGCGAATGGGCGAGTGAGTGGTATGAGTGGGACTTGTCGACAATAGATAACCTGCTTATCCAGTGTAACCTGGCTGCATGCTCATATGTGTCTGATGGGTTATGGTCGCAAGCGTGGGTGAATAGCAAAAGCGCCAATCGGCTACTCAAGGCGTGGGGGTTGGGCTTGCCAGTAATCGGGACGCCCATCCCGTCCTACGTCGAGGTTGGTTTGCTTCACAAGGCAACTACGGTTGATGAGTGGTGCGATGAGTTGAGAATTATGAGTGGCCACGCGACTCGGTTAGCAGATGCGAGGAATGGCATGACCGTTGCTTCTACTTATCAGGCCAAGCGCATAGCCAATAAATGGCTGGAGGTGTTCGAGACATGCATCCAGCAGCATTGACACTTATGGAGCACGAGTTGCAGCGAGTGGATTGGGCATTCGCGTCCGTGCTCGACGTTGGTAGCTATGATGTCAATGGCACATTTCGCCCACTAGTTTCCGGTATGGGATGGGGCTACACAGGGCTTGATATTCGCTCTGGTCCGAACGTCGACATTGTAGCAAGTGATGCTTACGCCTGGCCGGTTGCTGACGAAACATACGACGCAGTGATATGTGGAAATATGCTCCACAACACAGCGGAGCCGTGGCGATTGGTTCCTGAGATGGCCAGGGTGCTCAAGTCGGGCGGATTGCTGGTCATAGTTACGCATACATGGGGAAAACCCCCAAGCGGAAAACACCCAATAGACGCATGGCGATTTATGCCTGATGGGATGCAGGTATTATTCGATCTGACCGGGCAATTGTTGAGCTATGAAACGCACGAGTCTGGCGAGCAGGACATTGTTGCCAGTGCTTTTAAGATAGACAAACGGAACAACAAGAGCGAGGAGGGGATCTAATGGATCTCATCGACACAATGGTAACAGAGTTTCGGGGCGAGTTTCCCAATGTCCCGATACGCGCAGAGGTCAACATCGAAGAGTTGACTAAAGGTGATGACGATCCATTCTTCATCACTCTCAAAATTTCAGAGGTTGGCGCAACCTCCGGCAATGGACTTGTACATGACGAGACGCTGGGGGAGACGCTCTCCAGGCAGATCAACGAACAGGCAGCACACGGGATAGCCGGGCACCTCAAGGATGAGGATCGCAGCACGGCATTCCCAATGCCTGCGGTGTATTGGCTGGGTGCGGCCCGGCTGAACGGGGCGACCTGGGCCAAGGGTTACATTCCCAGGACTGCCGAAAAAGTACGTGAGCATTTTCGCATTCAGAAGGTGACAGGGGGCAAAGCGGCCACGTCGATTTATGGCCCAGGAACACGCGAGACGCTGGACAAGCAAAAGAAGACCTGGCGCCTGTCGGATTTCAAGCTGGAGCAGCTTGATCTGGCCCCATTCGAGCGTGCTGCGCTTCCCCTGGAAGGCGACTTTGTTGTCACCGCACAGATGGATGCACTACCAGAAAGGAACGAAAACACCATGGAAAAATCACAGGTTATCGCCGAGCTGACCGCCGCCGATATCGAGACGCTGCCCAAGCCGGTCATCGAGGCCATTGTCAAGCAGTACCAGGACAAAGAGGGCGAGCAGGCTCTCGTGAAAGAACTCCAGGGCAAGGTCGATGCAGGTCAGACCCGCATCGCCGAGCTGGAGCAGCAACTGGCGAAGGTTCAGGTCGCTGAATTTAACCAGACGCTCGACAAACTGGTCGCCGAGACCATCAAGATCGACGCCAAGAGCGAAGACGGCAAGAAGCGCGTTGCTTCCTTGCAGTCTCTCGTGCGCCGCTACGTCGTGGCAGAGCTGGCCGGCAAGACGGATCTGGACGCGGCTCAGGCAGCCATCAAGGAGTATACCGCCAGTGAAGAGTACAAGACGCTGGCCGGTGCTGTTGTCGCTGAGCTTGCTGGCCCCGCTGCGTTGATCGGGCAGGCTGGCAAGAGTGGTGAGATCGACACGTCGCCCGAGGCTCAGGCCGAGGCCCGCGCCGGTTTTAGTTTCTAACGTTCGAAGTATCTAGTTCTTTTGGAGGCATGAGACATGACAACTATTTCCCTCACTGCCGCCAACATCCGTCCACTAACCGGCGCGGTTATCAGGCGTTATGTGGCGGGGGAGGCGCTTACCGTGGGCCAGGTGGTCTACGTAAGTGCTGCCGAATCTGTCAGTATTGCGGATGGCAACGTAGGTGCAGCCGAAGCGCGAGCAGTTGGTATTGTCGTTGAAAGCTATGACGGCGAAACCACAATCGCGTCGGGCGATGTTGCGAGCGTTGTTGTCTTCGGGCCGGTTAGCGGTTTTTCGAGCGCTACACCGGGTAGCTATGGGTATGTCAGCGATACTGTCGGGTCTCTCGACACTGCTGCCGGCACTTACTCATTCATCGTTGGGTATTTCGAGTCGGCGGGCGTGTTCTTCGTCCATCCCGGCATCGACGACCCGACCAGTGCATAAGGGGAGGGTGCAAACATGACTGAAGTATTAGGTCCTCAAACTCTGTTAGCCAAAGCCCTCCCAACCGGGTGGGATGGAACGCGGATCGCTGAGTGGAAAACCCGCGAGGGGATTACCTATCAGGAACTCGCATCAAAGATGGCGTTAGCTCTGTCATCCTTCAATTCCGAGTTGGCTGCGCGCTGGGCGCCGTTCTATTTCCTGACCGAAGAACTCGCGATGGAATACGCCAATGGCGGAAGCGTCACCGAGGCGCCCGACATCACGGATGTTGACGACCCCGACGCCCTGGGTGGCACGACCATCGGTCACATGCTGCCCCTGCGTGTCTACGGCGGCGCTATCGGCGGGACGAAGCGGTACTTCCGCGACGCTCGCGTAGCGAAGATCAACGCCGATGTGTCTGTGAACGTTAAGCGGCTGGAGTGGCGCTTCGAGAAGAAGCTGCTGACCCGGATGTTCACCAACACCGAGAACACCATCGGGTCGAGCGGTTACGATGTTCCGTTCGTGCGCGGCACCGGCGGTACTGTCGATTTCGCCCCTCCGGCCTATGGTGGCGAAGCGTTCACGACTGCGCACGATCATTTCCTTGGTTTCGCAACGGCGTCGTATGGTTTTGGCGATATGCTGGACGGGCTCGCCGAGACGTTGCAGGAACATGGCCACGAAGCGCCATATTCTGCCATCGTCAGCCGCGCAGACATCGCCAGCTACCTGGCCCTGACCAAATTCATCGAAATAGTTGATCCGCGCATCCTGATGATCGACCGAGCGGCGGCCACTACCGGCCCGCAGTTCTTCAGCCGCGCCCAGCGTACCTTTGGGCACTTCGGGGACTTCCAGTCCTCGTATGGGTTGATCGAGCTGTACGCCAGCTACCGCGTGCCGACGGCTTACGCTGGACTGTACAAGAGTTACGGCAACGGTGACGGCAGAAACCCCATCGCCATCCGGGTGCATCCCGACACTGGCTTTGGTGCTTACATCGTCCCTGAAACAGCCCTGGACAACCAATACCCCATCAAGAAGCTGAACATCGAGATGGAGTATGGTGTCGGAGTCGGCATGGATCGCACGAACGGCGCAGTGGGATATCTGGTATCGGGTGGGACTTACGCCAACCCGACGATCTCCTAAAACTGAATAGAAAGAGTAATCGATTGGCCATGCGCTCGATCAATTGGTGTAACTACAGATACTTCTGGTATGACGGATACGGCCGCTATGGACTGGCGTTCTTGCGAGCGCTCGCTCAGAGTGGGCAAATAAACGTATATCCGATGATCATCGAACAGATAAACCAGATGCCCGGATGGTTGCAGCGCATGGCCGGTCTCGACTTTAGCAGGTTGACGATATCTTGTATGCCGCCCAACTCAGCAGTGCCTGTGCCGGGTCGGCAATGGGTGTCAACGATGTATGAGTGCGACGCTCTACCGGAAGGATGGGCTGATTACTGTAACTGGAAAGCGGACATGGTCATCGTTCCGTGCGAGCACAACGCCAGGGTGTTTTACGAGAAAGGCGTCAGGAAGCCGATCTACGTAGTGAATGGTGGAACGTGCCCAACCGAGTTCCCGATTTTGCCGGAGCGAAAGACAGATAGACCGTACACGTTCCTGGCGCTCGGGGATCGCGGCAGCCGGAAGGGGATGGATATCGTTTGGTCGGCATTCTGGAAAGCGTTTGAGAACAGCGACGATGTCAGGTTAATCATCAAGGCCAGACCGGACAGTATCAAGGATATCGACCTCACCAACAGTGATAAGCGCGTTTCGATATGGCGCGATGACGTTCAGTCGATGGCGGATGTGTACTCACAAATAGATTGCTTCGTCTTCCCATCGCGCGGCGAGGGTTGGGGGATGCCTCCCCGTGAGGCGGCTATGATGGGGTTGCCTGTCATCGCCACCAGGTACAGTGGTCTTGAGGTAGGCATCGATAACTGGGCCATCCCAATCGATAAGTACACAATGCGACCGGCTATGCTGCCGGTAAAGGGCGATTGGGCTCACCCGGACGTCGAAGAAGTTAAGGAAAAGATGCTTTGGTGCTACGACCACCAGAGCGAAGCAAAGGCACTCGGACTACGAGCTGCGCAATGGCTGCGCGATAACCAGACCTGGGATCATGCAGCAAAACAGCTGCTTGACCTGCTGGACAGGTATGCATAGGTGAAAAATGGCGACACTGACAGCCGATCAGCTAACTGACATACAAGCCGATCTCGGAATCGGGACTGACGAGAGCGTCTTCACGGATGCTGAACTAAATCGTCTATACACCCGTGCGGGAGATGATTACGCGGTGGCCGTCGTGATGGCTATTCGCCAGCTCACCATGAACGCTGCCAAGCTGAACGACTACACAGCGGGCCAAACCAGTGAGAGTAAATCTCAGGTCTTCAAGAACCTGAAGGAGATGCTCGTCTACTGGGAAGAGCAAGCTCAGGGGAATACTCAAGTCAGGATCGTAGGTATGTCTTACGTACCACCGACTGCGAGGGATAAACCAAGTGCCTAGTTTTGATGGATGGCTTACCGGAGCCTTGCCGTTTGGCTGGGCTAATCCGAACATTGCGGTCAATGTCGGCAATATCATTGCGGATAAGTCGGTATCGATTATCGTAACTCGCGATGGGGCACAGCTGGCAGCGCAAACAGTCAGGATAGAGCCCATCGGCAATCCGGCGCAGCGCAAGTCCGACGGCTCCCTGGTAGGTCAGGAAACCGTCATGGCGCTTGGCTACAAAGGACATCCATCGATTACCGACACCGATCTAACGCGGGGGGATCGTTTTTTCTGCGGTGGGTTGATGTACGAAGTTGCTCAAGTACAACCTGGGTACACGGACAGATTGATAGCGATTTGCGAGGCTATTCGATGACAACTTACAGTGGATTTGAATGGCAAAAGTCCCCGGAGGATGTCTGGTCAGAAGCGTATCGGCAGTACATGATGGCCGTGAACGCAGGCGTGGAAGCGATAGCGATGAAATGGGCTCCCACTATCCAGAACTGGATGCGCGATAATGCGCCCTGGACGGATCGGACGGGAAATGCCAGGCAATCGTTGCATACCGAAGTGCTCAACCTGACGAACGAGATAGTGTTAGCGTTGGCGCATGGTGTCGAGTACGGCGTTCAACTGGAACTTGGTTTCTCTGGGCGCTACGCCATTATTGGCCCGGCCCTGGATGAGTTCTACGGAAAAATATGGAATGATGTGAAAGCGATGCTAGGACAATGAGTAATCAGTCCGACATAAAAACGCTACTCGCGGCAGATACCACACTCGCAGCGACGGCTACGGGTGGCATCTATATGTGGTCAGAATCCAACAGATTGGGCATCAGCCGAGAGACGGTGCCGGCTGCCTTTGACTCTACCACGGGGTTGATCAAGCCCTGCGTGCTGGTCAAAGGCCGTGGGCAGCGTCCCGACGGCGGGATCGCTGACGATACGGCGCAAGAAGTAAGCACCGTCGAAGTTGTTGAGGTCTGGTTTTACGAGGATACGGGTTACACCAATATCGAGACTATGCGGGCGCGCGTTTTCGGGTTACTGCATGGAAAGTATGTCAGTTCGCACATCGTTAGGTGGGTTGGCGATCCATTGGCTCAGATGCGTGATGAGGTGATGGGGAATGTCAGCATAGAGAGATCGGACTATGAAGTTCGGTCGATAAAGTCTTAGGAGGAATAACATGTCTGAATATCGATACGGGTTACGAGATGTAAAGATTGCAGCATGGACAAGCGAAGGCGTCTATGGAACGGCGGTCGATTTTGGGGCTGCTCAGTTGTTTCAGGTTTCCATCGAGGTCGAGGAAGCGGAATTGCCAGGCGACGACGTGATTGTCGATACCCACAGCACTGCTAAGTCTGTGGCTATTAGCCTTCGCCAGGGTGATGTATCTCTCGATGTCATATCGATCATGAGCGGGGAAGACATCACATCCGGAGCCGGGGCACGCAGCATCGTCTTTGGGCAGTCAGACCGTCCGTACTTTGCCCTATGTGGCAAGATAAACGGAACCGGCGACGGTGGAGATACTCATCTCTTTATTCCGAAGTGCAAACTGAAGGGTGCGCTTCCCTGGAAGATGGAGTATGGGAACTACATGATCCCAGAGATGACCGCCGAAGGTGTCTACGAGGGCGCCACTAATGGTTTCCTGAAGATCGTTGAGCACGATACGGCGGCTGATGTTGCGATCCCGCCGGCATAAGAAGATAGGATAACGATACATGGTAGAAGAGACTACAAATATGGAAGTGACAAGCGCGGGTGAGTGGCGAGCGCTGCGCGAGAATGGCTACAAGGCTGAGCTGCCCAGCGGACACGTGGCTCGCTTGCGCCCGGTTAGCCTGGCCGAGATGGTCAAGAACGGTCGCATACCGGACACGCTCACGAAGATTGCTGCCGAGGCGATCTCGAATATCGGCGCGGGTATATCGACCGAGACGATCATCACGTTGACAAATGACGTAACCGACTTTCTTCACCTGGTAACCGTCGCGTCCTTTGTCGAGCCGCGTGTCGTTATCCTCAAAAACCCAGATGAAACACCTCCGGACGGCACGATCAGCATCTGGGATGTGTCGCTGGAGGACCAGGCCTTTGTGTTGCAGCTAACCGGAGCGCCAACACGGGCGCTCGAATCCTTTCGTAAGAAACAAGCGGGCAATGTGGGATCTGAGCCTCCTGTGCAAGACGACGAGGGTGAGGCCAAGTGAGGTAGTTGGTATCGATGATGAGTGGGCGGCATACCAGTTCGATCAGGCGGTGATGTTCGTAGGCAGATACATCTACGCAAAGGCCAACGAACTAGGAAATGACGGCAAACCGCTGTACGACATCGATGATTTGCTAAGCGACATAAAACAAAGCGTGTCTATCGATGAGTTGAGACACGTTCATGGAATATCAGTTGAGCGGCGATAAGGTGATCTAATGCCAGGCGTGTGGAACCCGACAAGCGGAGCAACGCTGGGAAATGCGATGGGTGCGATTCGCATCGATACGAGCGATGTCGAGCGTGCCGGTACGGTTACCAAGACAACGGCCAAGCAGATCACCGATTCGTTCAACAACATCAAGGGTGGTGCTCAGGGCACAAAGCCCGCGCTGGTAGGCCTGGCCAACGACATCGAAAAGGTGCGGGGTGAGTTACTGGGCTTATCTGCTGCCGCCGGTGGGCTGACGGCCATCGGGCTGACGACCGCCGGAAACCTCCAGGTTGCTCGCGTTCAACTGTCGGGGCTGCTAGGGGGGTTGCAAAAAAGCACCGACTACACCGAGCAGCTGCGCAAGAAGGCCGCCGCCGCCGGTATGCCGTTCAACGAGATGCTGAAGATAGCCACAACGCTTCTCCCGGCGCTGAAAGGCAATACGGCAGAGCTGGATCGATACGCCAACATCGCCGATCGGATGGCAGTGCTCAAGCCGGAGTTGGGCGCGGCGGGGGCTGCTGAGGCGCTGGCCATGGGTGTTGCCAGCGGTGGTGAAGAGCTGGGCAGGATGCTGCGCACGTTCAAGATCGCCAAGGACGATTTCGACGCAGCGATGAAGCAGTCTGGCGGAGATCTGGCCGGGGCACTCGACCTGGTACTCAACAAAATGGGCGCTACGAACGCAGCGGCCGACGAGATGGATAAAACCTGGCCGGAGACGCTGGCCCGCACGAAGGACGCCGCCGGGCAGTTGCTGGCGACGGGCTTCACGCCGCTGCTCAACACGCTGACACCGCTGCTGGAGCAGGGTACGCAGTTTGCCATGAAGCTCCAGGAAACCAACCCGGAATTGCTCAACATGGCAGCCGGAGCGATTGCCGTGACCGCTGCTGTCGGGCCGATGCTGTTGGTTTTTGGCCAGGTGATCACCTCACTAGAGACCATCAAAACGCTTAGTATGGCAGGGACGCTAGGCAAGGCTGCTGGTGTTGGGCTTGCCGTAGGGGCGGGCATCTTGGGAGCGAGGGTGATAGGCGAAACGACGGGGAACGAAAAGCTTGCCAACTCAGACTTGGGTGATGTGGTTGATATCCTGAAGCAAACGCTTCTCGTTGCAATCGACTGGGTGTTGAAGTTTAGCACAGGGCTGGGTGCAACCCTATTCCAAATCCAAAACTCGGTCGGTCAGTTTGTCGTATCGATCGGCGAATCGGCGATGGCCATAGCGAATATGGTAGGCAGGTTGTTCCCGGACAAGGGTGCCGAATACGCCGATGGCGCCCAGGCCTTGATAGACTTCGGGAAGAGCATCCAGCTCACTCAAGAGCAAATCGACAACTATAACCGCTCGAACGAAAAAGAGCGGCAAAGGTTATTGGAAGATGCGGCCAAGTTCCTCTTCCCGGAAATCACACCAGGTGCCGCTGCTGCCGGTGATACAGTTGGCGGAGGTGCTCAGTCGGCCGCCGAGGCGTTTACCATCGAGCAGATCGAGGCCTTTGCTCAATTCCAGGAAGACCTGGCCGAAATCGACCGTCAGGGTAACGAGCAGCGCCTGCGCATCAATGAGCAGTACCAGGAGGCGGTCGCCAACATCGAGGAGCGTCTGGCCGACATGCGAGCAAATATCGCAGAGGCCGAGAAGAACGCCATCGACGGCGAGCAAAAGAAGCAGGCCGACTATCTTCTAAAACGCGAGCAGGTTATAGAGGATGCTGGCCAGGCTGAGCTACGAGCAGCCGCCGATTTTGCTCAGCAAAAAGAGCGAGATGAGCGAGCACATCGCAGCAACCTGCTCGACGCCGCCAGCCGCTTCGACGCACTGGGCATCATACGAGAGATGCGTTCGTACGACGAGAAACGCACCCAGGCAGAAGAGGATGCCAGCCAGGCAGCGGAGCAACGCAAGGTCGAGCTTGAGCAGCGTCTGGCCCAGGAGAGCGAAGCCCACGATCGCGAAATGGACGAGCTGCGCAACTCCAACCGCGAGAAGCTGGACACGCTGCGGCAAGAGTACGCGGAAGAGTACAGAGCGGCGCAGGACAAGTTGCTAAAGTTGCGTGATGCGCATACCAAAGAGCTGCAAGACCTGGACACAAAGCTGGTGAGGGAACGGGACGCCAGACAGCGTGCCTACATCGAGCAGTTCAACTCGCTCGCCGGGGCACTGGCCAACCAAATAACGGTCTCCCGCAATGCTCAAAGTACCATGGTGGCGGATTTGAAAAAGTGGTGGACTGATATGCAAAACTCGCTCGGCATATCAACGACCACGCCTGGCAGCCCGGTTGTTGCGCCTCCGCCGCCGAGCAGCAATAGCACATTGGGCGGATACACACCTCCCGGCTATGCATCCGGCGGGCGCATTCCCAGCGACATGCTGGCGTATGTCCACGCAGGCGAAGAGGTTATCAGGCCAGATGTTGCTCGCCAGATTCGGAGCGCGATGGGCGGATCGATTAACCAGCCAGCGCTGGCAATGGCCGCGGCTGGCGGTGCGATGGGTGGCGGGATGAGTATCGGGTCTATCCCAATCGCGATTTACGGAGCACCGGGGCAATCGGCAGAAGATATC